CGTTAGGCCCTTAACATTAGTGTTTTTAACAATAAGCTATGTAGCTGGATGGTATATGGGCTATCCATTAGATTCAATTACAGGTTTACTTACTATTGTTATTGGTGGCTATTTCGGTTCACGAGGGGTAGAAAAAGTATTTGGAAACAGTAAACATAAATAAAAAATGCAAGACTTAAAAATATACGGAATTTCTGTAAGCGGAATAACATTTTCTTTCCTTCCAGATATAAACCCAACATTACAGACGGTAGTATTATTATTAACTATTGTTTATACTCTTATTGGCATTAAACAAAAATTAAAAAAATAAATGAAATATTTTAATCCATCTGAATTTAGTAACTTTGAAATGATGGACAATAAGCTTCTTGAAATGTTAGATAAACTTAGAGAGGCTTATGGAAGTCCTATAAAATTAACCTCAACTTACAGAAGCCCAGATCATCCAATAGAAGTAAAAAAGAAATCACCAGGAGAGCATGCATATGGAGCTGCTGTTGATATTGCTTCTGTAGGAGGCGAGGCTACTTTTAAATTAGTTAAAGCGGCAATAGAAGTTGGGTTTACAAGAATAGGTGTAAGTAGAAAAAATAATTTTGTGCACGTTGGTATTGGATACCCTGATGCACCCACTATAACCCTTTGGACATACTAAAATGAAATTAATTAGAAAAATATCTATTGGCCAAGATTATAAAAATGAAGCTATGCACTATTCGGTAGGGCAAGAAGTTTATGGTGGTCATACAATTTGCGACATAATAGAAAAAGAAGAAGGCTATTCAATTTACATTGAAAAAGACGGTGCTCAATTACCGTGGAAGCATTTTAATACAAACATGGCCGTTTCAATTGAATACAATTTAGACTATTAATGAGATCCTTATATAATTATATTATATTTACAAAAGATCGATACGATAATAAAAAAAATATAGAAGGCAAAGAACTTATATTAAATACAGAAATAACCGAAAGAGATTACCATTTTGTAAATAGAACAGGCAGAGTTGTTAGCACGCCTATTAACTTAAAAACACCTATACAATCAGGTGATGATGTAATTCTTCATCATAATGTTTTTAGAAGATGGTTTGATGTAAGAGGTAATGAAAAAAACTCTGGAAGTTTTATAAGCGATACAACCTTTACAGTTTATCACGATCAAATATTTGCATATAAAAGAAACAAAAAATGGCAAGCTTTACCGGAATTTTGCTTTGTTGCTCCTATAGAACAAGATTCAAAATGGAGTGTTTTAGCGGAAAAAGAATTAGTTGGTGAGCTTGTGTATAGCAACGAGTATTTAAACTCGTTAGGAGTCGCCGAAGGAGACGTGGTGGGCTTTACACCTGCATCTGAATACGAATTTAATATAGAGGGTAAAAAATTGTATAGAATT